CTTAGCCTGTCATCGCCACCGACGTACCAGCATGCTGGTCCCTCGGCGCGTGTATGAGCGGACACGAAAGACACTCTCGGGTATAAACCTCTGAGTATCTGAGTGACGCATCGAGTAATCCGGCTGGGCACGCGCTCCTTCACAAAAATATCGAAGGAGCATGTTCCAACCAGGTAACTCGTGTATTATGCGTGGAGCCTTGATGTCCCAAACCCACCATTGTCTCTTTTGGAGACGCTGATTGGATCGGGACTTTCGGGGCGACCATTCTTCGTCTACATAGGCGAGGCTTGGGCACGATAAGTTCATGCTTCGGCATGGAATTGCACCATAAACTGAGTGCAACGCCGTTACGATTAACTCGTACAGGCTTCTGTAGCCTCTATCGTAGAAGGAATTCGCGTAAGCTATCCAACTACAATAGACGTTCGGCGACCGTGATGACTTCCAGACAGTCCGCAAGCGGACTGGAGTGACATCAACGCCTCTATAGGCGTCGCAGCCACACGACTCTCTAAAGAGTCCACTGGTACAGCTCTTGTCGACATTGACCATTAGGCCAAATGCTTCAAGAACTTCGATCGCGTCCAGGGTATAACCCTTCGGGACGATCACGTCATCACCATACACGAGAATACGCTTTCGCGTATTTTCGTCGGGTGCGGCAGCGGTAAGGAGCGCCCAGATTGTCAGCGCCATAATTGGGAAACATAAAGAACTTCCCATAGGCGCGAACTTTCGAAGCTTTAACTCCCTACCGTCAGGTAGCACCGTAGACAAACTTCTGCAACACTCCAAGTACTCACATATGTGAGCTGGGAAGAGCAGACGAACTAACTCAAGAGATACTCGATCGCTGGCCTCTTTAAGGTCCAGCGTACAAGTATCACCGGTAGCACTGCCATTTAGAGCAGCACGCCGATTTGGTTCCTGGTCAGTAAAGTTCACGCGACCTTTGGTAAGGCGCATGGACTCTACATGATCTACAATAGCCTTCCGCAAACCTCCCTGAATCCATTGAAAATCAACGGGTTCACAAGAGATCAGCCTAGGGCCGCGAGAATCTTTGGGCACGAGTAAAACCCGCGCCGGAAGATCCCGATCAGACATGCAATTTGCATATCTGTACGTGTCGCAAACTTCACCAATTGACGCTCTAAAATAGGCGTCGACTGGGTACAGTTTGGCGATACGCTCAGCTACATTAGTAAACACGTACTTGGCCCAGAGCTTTTGCTTAGTAGCAACAGCACCTGGTCCATGGCACGGTACTATGTCTAGCGGATCGAAGCCGGAAAATACTTTTGAAAGTAGAATCCGAGCTTCACGTGCGATCATCAGCATCGAGTCATTATGATCTCGTCTAGTAGCTGGTGACAACATCTCGATCTCTCTCTGTATTTCTATCAGATTGGGATCGATAGTAGCTAAGTCGAGTTCAGTCTTTTCAAACTGAGCAACGACCTCACGTTCTTGTTCATCTGTGTAAGGCAACTCGTACTTATA